GCTGCATCAATAATAGAAAGCTCACGCAACGCTGTTTCATATCTTTCTTTATATTGTTGCATAATATCAGCTTCGCCTTTCATAAAATTGTATGCTTCAACTAATGAACCATACAACAAAACAGATTCGGCATTTTCACCAAGCCATGATGTGTTTGTGGTTACTATAGACTTAGGCAAGAAATAGTAATGCAGTTCAACAGTATATGTCGCGTTAGGTGTTGGGCCTACAATGAAATGACCAAATGTATTCGCGGCAATAGCATCACCGTCGAACTGTCCATAATACTTTGGAACGCCTTGTGTAGCAGCTACAGGAAACGCCTCACGCATAAAATTAACATCTTTTTCAAGCAAGTAGGTGTAAGCTGCGGTTGTAGGATCAATAATTGCCAAAGAAAAAACAGCTAAAAAATCATCTGGTCTTTGCAAATATTGATTGCCTTGCGTAAGTGTGCCTGTGCTGTTTGATCTTACTTCAGGAATAGTTACGGTTCTAAATATTCGCTGTTCTGCCTGTTGAATAAACGTAGGTATTAAAGAAACAAATGTTGTTTCTTCATTTTCTGTATATTCTTTTATAGCAGACGTTAATTCTGTATAATTCATTGGCTTACCCTCATGGTGTGTTCGCCGTCTTCACCATAACATCACACTATTGTTATGTTTCCAACCATACTGCTATGGCTGGTGCATTGATACACTAAAGAAGTGTCAGAAGGCTCATGCGGTACAATAAACTGTGTCAGCCCTGACGTTGAGTTGTAGTTGTCAGTAACGCCTGTTGTAAAAGCGGAACCCCCATTTGAAGTTCTTATCTGCAAAGGATGACTGCCTACATTAGCCGTATTATCCAAAAGATAAGTATGACCTTTATAAAAAGTGAAGTTTGGATTATCGCCAGATGTAGCTCCGGGTCCAGTAAATGTATAGGCACTTGAACCGTTTGTTCCAGCCGTATATTTTGTTACAGGACCAGTAGTTTCATCATTTAATCTAATCCATGCACCGCCGTGCGCGAAGTATAATCCCCCTGTCGCGTGAACATGCGCTACTGCACCATGATAGGTACTAGCACTTGGTAAGTCGCTTAAATTAGCATAATAAAAAACAATCTTGTTTGCACCAGAACTTACGTCAATAACACCACTAGAATTAATTATATCTGTAAGTGTGGTGCCATTGCCAAGAGCCGCATATATCTCAGTAAAGTTCGCATTTATTTTAGTGGCACCAGAACGAAGAGTGTCTCCATTGCCATCATTTGCACTGCTTCCTATTCCTACGCTTTGTAAAGCCATGTCTTATCCTTCATCAAAAGTATCTGTTGTTGAATCTAGTGTAACAGAAGTGCTGTCAAATCTTGGGGCTGAAATGGCGGATACCGTTACAGAACCCAAACCGCCAGTGCCATCAACCCCTGAAACATTAGCAACGCTTCCCTGACTAGAACCTATGGTAATAGTGATTTCGCCAACTTGACCTTTAGCTTTTAAATTATTTTCTGTGAAGCCATATTTATCACCTGTATAACCTACAGGATTCCAGCCCCACTGAATATTGTTCATAGAACTTATATCGTGTTCTGGTCTTGGGTTTTTTAATGCTTGCGGGTCTGGCCTCGCCCGTAGTGGCTCAAGTTGTGGTTGCTTTGCTTCCCACTCATCCTTGCCTACTAGAAGACCGTTCCATTCTTTGCGCATATCACGCAATCTATACCTGAAGCCAGAACGGTCAGATATTCCATACGCCCATTTACCTGTAGCGTATTTAGACATATCGGTAATTTCTCAAGTCTGGCGATACTTTGAATGAGGCTCTATCTCTGTCCTCATCCATCGCACGATTTAACTCTTCGTCATAAATAGGTTTTAAAAGAGAAATGCGGTCAGGGGCTTTTTTTATAGCAATGTAATAAGCTAATCCTGCAGCTAGTGCTGGGTAAAACCTAAATGGTATTTGCGCAGTGTTTACATATGTATCTGCATCATCCATGCGAATAAGGGCATCATACAAAATAACATCTGTGCTGTTATCTGGCAAAGGCCACACTTTTAGGTTCGGATTTATTTGTCTATCTACAAAATACTGCGTAGCCCTGCCTTTTGTAGATTTTGTTGGAATATTTAAGTATGTGTCGCGGCTAATTCTGTTTAGCGCATAATCTGTACCGCTTCTGCGAACAACTAGGGACAATATATCTATAACGTCCGCACCAAGGCTAGTCTCACCATCACCCTCTGTAACTGTGAAACTCCTTTGCGCAATAGTCCATTGATTTAAACCTCGATTTGCCCAATCAGCGAACAAGAGATTTAAAGAACGTTTTGCTGTCCGCAGATCATAACCTGTTTGGGCCTCAAGACCACAACGCTCAAAAGCCTCTTCGATGTAATCAGCTACGTCTAATTCAAAGTCTTTTGAGCCTGATACAGTCATTTCTTGTTCCTTTTTAGGGATTTAACCCTACGTGGCTTTCCAGCAGGTTGTCCAATGCGTTTTTTCTGCGAAATTCTACTTCTTTTTTCTGTTGCTGTCATTTCTGACGCTGTTTTTGGTGTTTTTGAACTAACTCTTTTACTAGGTCTGCAGTATGGTGTGCCACGTTTTTCACCTTTTTTGCGCCCACAAGCCTTACCTGTCCTAACGTCTTTCCAATCCTCTTTAAACCAACGCTTTAAGGCAGCACCCTTTTTTGTTTTGCGAACAGCCATTAGGTCATCCTTGTTACCTTACGGCGATTGCCCATGACTTTGCCACACCCATTAGCTATAGCCTCTCCACCTTTCATCATTCTGCGTACAGGTCTTTTTCTAAAATTATTATTCGGCTCAATTGCGCCACCCATCGCTTTTTTAACAGGCTTTTTCTTACTATTACCCCAGTTTTTAGCGCCTACCTTTCGGCATTTCGCAATGGCACCACTGGCATATGCGCTAGGAAAAACTTTGTACCTAGCCTTTACCTTTTTATAACAAGCGTCTTTAGGCATATTAACACTTCCATCTTTTACGTGCTTGCCGCAAACGACTGTTAGGGTCTTTAGCCGCCTTTGGAAATTTCTTCATTTGTCCAGCAGAACGGGCGCAGTATGACTTTCTGCGATTGGCGGCTTTACTTCCCGCTTTTACTTTTCCTGTAACGGCTGTTTTTAATTTAGAGCCGGGATTTTTGCGTTTGTACGCGGCAACACCCTTTTTAGTCATGCCAGCGCCTGATTTTGTCTTGCGGTAATTACCGCCTTTACCAGTAGTTTTCCGTATCGGATTTTCTTTTTTACGCGGCATTTCTCACCTGCTGTATAATAGGGGGCATCGCCCCCTACTACATTTAAGATAAAAAGATTGTTAGCTCATTGTTTGAACCTGTAAACGCCGAAACAAACACACCATCAGTGAATATCATTCCATCATCAGGTATATAAAGCTCATTCATGCCTACTGGAAATTTCTGCACTATCATAGTAGCGCCACCATTCCCATTAGTCAGAGTAAATGAACCTGCTGCTTCAGCATAGATATTAACAGTTCTAAGCCTAGACCTAGAAGGCCCAATAAGGGCCGCAGCATCACCTTGAGCTACATTGTATCCTGTTACTGGGCCAGCCATTTACTTACTCCTTATGCTACAAGATTGCTGGCTTGCTGATACAGAACAGTCGCTCTGATTTCACCTGCGTCAGTAGCACCTGTGGTAGTCCAAGTAAGGCGAACATCTGTTGTGTTAGATGTTTCAGCCCAAGACAATGCACCACCAGCTTCAGTGGTAGGGTACTTGCGTCCTGCGCCAGAAGCTACGGTAATCGAAAACCCGTTGATAAATGTGCCGTTTCCACCAGCAGTATCGCCAACACTGAAAACCGCAGTAGCATTACCCATAGCTGTTGGACAATCTAGCACAATATCAATGATTTGAGACTTTGCAGGAATAACTACGTCAGTGACGTTTGCAGCAGACGCGCCGCCTGCAAGAGAGCCAGTAGTAAAGGACTGTGCCATGACAACTTGGCCTGTATTTTTAATATCAGAGCCTACGGTTGTTCCAGTAGTATCTTTGATTGTTCCTGCCAGAATTGGCCCGGAAAAAGTAGTTGTACCCATGTCTATCTCCTGTCGTGGGTTAAGTCAGACGCTATTTGCGCCTGTCAGGGATAAGCAAATAATACACAACAATCCAAAAAAAGAAAGGGGGCAGATGAACTGCCCCCAATCAAAACCAAACATTTGTTCGGGTTACGCTCCGGGCGAACCAAATACGCAACGTGGGTCCGAGAAACCAAATGAATAACGCTCACGCGCTTTAAAGCGCATGTTGCCTGTATCAAAGTCTGCTTCCATGTTTGTACGCATGGGAGAACGCTCAAAGTGCTTGAAGCCATTTGGCGCATCAGTTTTGATAAAGAACGCATCAGTATCGGTGAGGAAGTGGTTAATTGTATAACCCTCTGGCACCATACCCATGTTCTTTGTCGCGTTAATATCATTGTCAGCAGTGCCGGGACGCAAGGTCGATTCCAGCAGACGATCTGCAATGAACTGAAGCTGTGGTGGAATAATCAGCTTAGTGCCACGAAGGGCAATAATCATATTCCGCTCATCAACAAAGCCTGAAATGTCAATCAGAGCATTTTCAAGCGAAGTTTCATTGAGGTCAGCAGCAGTAGCTGGTTCGTTACGGAATGTACCGCCTTGAGCCAACGGGTGAACCGCAGAACAAAGCTCTACACCGTCACCGCCTGTGAACGCCGCGTTGAAAGCGTTGTTAAGAACTGCAGCAGCCTTAACTTGCTTAGAATGCGCCATAGAACGGGCAAGTGCCTTGGTGTAACGAGCGCCAAGACGATCATACAGATTGTCTTCAATCGCCTCTTCAGTCAAAGCGAATGCAAGAGCTACAGTTTCATGTGTGTAACGGGCGGTGTACGCTTCGTTAGCATCATCAAACGATACTCCTGATCCTTCACTTTTAGTAGGAGCATTGCCAAAACCTGAAAGCATAACTTCTTCTTCGAACGCACGATCTGACGATTCTGTGTCGAAAATTTCTGCATGCTCATTGTCGTAGCGGTTGTACTCCATGCCGAACAAAGCATTTAGGCCCGGCTCAAGCTCTTTGACAAGTTGTGAACGAGAAATAGCCATAACTTATCTCCTTTCTTATGCCAGACCTGCAGTGCCAGCACTGAACAGGTGGTTGTTGATTTTGACTATTACATTTGTATTAGCCGACGATACATCGTCATTCTCAGGGTCTTGAGAAATGTCGATAGCTTTTAGAGCCAAACCTGCAGTGGTAGCGCCTGTTGATACTGCGAGTTCCATGCTGGAAACACCGCTTGCGGTTCGTCCAACAGGGCTGTTGTCTACAATATCAAAGTTGCCAAACAAGTCGGCTACAGGCATTGCTGCATTCGCTTGAATTTCAAAGGTCGCACTTGGATCATCAATAACATTCGCAAAAATGTTTGTTCCAGGCGTCTGCAGGCCAATGGTTTGAGAATTTCACATCACCATTTGAATCTACATATTCACAGCCGTTAAATACGCCCAAGCATAGGTTCGTACCGCCTGCTGCAACGCGAGTAATTGTTCCATTTGTGTTGACTGTAACTAAGTCACCTTGGAAAATGTTCGTGTTGTAGCCAGAAGCAATACGATAACGGTTTTGTCTTTGTGAAGACAAACTCGTTTTTACTGGACGAAGGCCGAAAGGGGCGTCTTGATTCGCCATCTTACTTATCCTTCAGATTTATTCCGTGAGCCGAAGCTAACAGAAGATTTACGTTGTGGTGCCAGTTTTGGCATAAGGGCGTTGTTTTCCCGCATCCAATCGCGGTCAACAGCGTCCATTTGATTACTAGCCACTTGTGCAAAGTGTTGATTCCGCTGGTTTACCAATTCGGTAGGGATTCGGGCCAAAACCAATCCACCGACACCAATGGTGCCTGCGTTTCTTCCTTCGTCAATGACGGGGCCAACATAATCAGGGTACTCTTCAGCGCGAACAAGTTCCCATCCCTCTTGCCGTTTTTTATGAACGTTAGTCTTATCATCATATTCCATGACAGATTCACGAATCCATCTATGCTTATATCCTAGAGGTGGCTCTGGGGCGTCTAAAGCAGAACCCGGACGCCATTGTTGAATGCGCTCTGCGCTTTCCCGTGAATTTGAATCACGCGCTGACCTAGTTCCCATTTAATCGCTCCTACTTTCTAGTTTCACAACCTCTTTCGCATAAACTTCAAGAGGTATCCGCATTTTATTAGCAAATGCGACTTGCCCCGGTGTTAGCTCCACCGATCTTTTCCGCCCAGATTTTAATGACCGTCCGTTACCAGACGCAGGCGTAACAACTTGGGCGTTCTGTTGTTTGGCCTGAAACTTGTGAGGCATTTCTTTACGAATGCGCTTGTCTATTTCAGAGTAATATTCGTCAGTGGTAGGATCAAAACCTTCCTCACCAACAATCTGATTATGTATAGCAGTAGCCGCAGCCTTCATAACGTTGTCTTTTTCAAACCAATCGTTTTTAGACAACCACTTTTCCAACTTAGGGTCAGCCGCTTGTCTTTGCTGCTGTTGTGGTTGTTGCTGTCGTTGCTGCTGTTGCTCTGCCTCATACTGGCGCTGCTGATCTTCGCGTTTAGCCTTGGCAGTTTGCAGTCGAATGCGTTCCTTTTCGATAGCAACTTGCGATAAAGCTGACTGCGCTTCAGCAACCTTTTCATAATCACCAGCTTCATGCGCTTCTGTCAAAGCCCGTTTCGCTTGCTGTTCCTGCGATACAACACGGCCCTCATACTCAGACCTATACCCTTGGTCTAACTGCTGAAGCCTAGCTTTCATTTGCTGGTTTTCTTGGTGAACTTGCTGTGCGTATTGAACTGCAGCTTCAGCCTCTTCTGTTGCAGCTTTACGCCGTGCAGTTAGCTGGTTAATGCGCTTCTTTACGCCTTCACTATAGCTTTCAAGTTCGTCATCGCCATCTGATGATTTGCGAACTTTTGTTCGGGTTTCATCAGAATTACTGTCTGAATCAGCGGCTTCAACAGCAGATGATTCCTGATTGTCCTCTTCAAGTTCAATAGTAGTGCCGTTGAACTCTTCGTTTTCCATGCTTTCTTCAGCCATAGACATTTCCTTAGCTCCCTAACTTTCTATACATACGAAACATCTGTTGGGTCAAGTATTGTGGCTATAATATTGTCGTCATTTATGATTCTGACCTCAAGACCGTCCACTTTAAACCTATTCCCAGCATATCTTCCTATAAGAACCCAGTTTTTCTCCTGACAATAGGAGCCACTTGGGAACTTTTGTTCGTCTTTGTAGGCGTCTGGACCCAACTTAACCACGTAAGCAGATACGGTAGCAAAAGACTCACGCTCTCTAGTTTGATCTGGAATATACAACCCGCCCTTTGTTTTGGCGCTAGGGTAATACGGAATAATTAATATTCGATACCCAGTGGGCTGCGGTAAACGCTCAAGTACGGAAGGCTCAATGTTGGATGGATCATCAACATTTTTATTATCCTCTTCAGTCCCTTGCGTTTTAAAAGCGTTTTCTATTGGTTTGGATAGTTTTGTTTTCCTAGCTGCTTTCGCAACGTGGTCAGGAACATACAATTTCTTAGTCATCTTCTAACTCTATGCCTTTCATCGCGGTTTTAATTAAATCTTCGCAGTAGGTCATTCCGCGTATTTCGCCTACAAGATAACGGTACTCATCCCAAGATGAGGCCGAACCGTCCGCAACTCGGTCTTTCAACCTAGAATCACGCTCACGTATTTCTTTCAACAGATATTGTGCTAGATGTGCAGCGTCCATACTTGTCTCCCTGCACACATAGTATGCAATTATACGGGATACGCAAGTATTGTTAGTAAAAAGCTATAAAACCCCTATAAATCTTTGGGGTCTTGCTATTCTACTAAACTTTTTTAAATATCTTGGCTTTGTTCTTGG